GTTGATTTCTTGTTTTTAAGTGCTTTTGCCTTAGCTATTCGTTCCATCGGTTTTTAATCCAACTGCTTATTGCTGTATCCACTTGGTCTTCCCATGTTTTCTTTTCCCTAATTCTGGTGTCAATGTGTTCATAGTACATTAAGCTCTTTGGTCCTCCATGTTTGACTATAGTTTCCCATCCTCCTATCATGTTGAACAACAGTGGGTCTAGTTGCATCTTTGCTAATATTGTTTCTAGGGTTGTTGGTCTTCTCATGCCATAGTTTTTGTCTATTTCTTTTCTTATTTCTTTGATGTTGCTTTTGTTTATATTGTGTTCCTCAATTTTTGGGATTTCTGGTTTTTTGCTCTCTTTTTCTAAAAATTTTTTCCATTCTTTTTCCTCTTTCCGTATGGGAAATTGCTTCATGGCTTCCATTTCTCTATGTTTCTCTGCCTCTTTCCCAAAGAAGTTTTTATAGCTTTCTCTTAATAACTCTTTTTCATATGTTTTTCTTTTGTCTTTTAATAAATTCACCCATTTGTCATTTGCTTCACACCATTCATTTACAGCTTTCTTTGGAGCATTTTTCTTGGGATATATTTTACTTTTTGGAAATACCGGTGGTTTTCTACCCATTCCACTTCCTTTCCAGAATATGTGTTCTTCACTGTTTTGTGCTTTGTAACCGTGGCGAAATGGCCACCACTGCAATTTCATTTTGATTCCATCTTTTTCTATCTGCATAATTCTATCAATCATGATGCATGCTAGTTTTTGTAGAGTTAATTTGTGCCCACCACGATTTACCATTTCTTGAAAATTTTCATTCATGCTATCTATCACCGTATCATAATAAGTATAGCTTATTTTATACCAGCTTCCAGTGCTCATTGTGGCTATTGTAGGTGCCAGTGGTCTTATCGGCATGGTTTTTTCCGTTGCATATCGCTGTAAGAATTCATGGGTGCTGTAGTCGATTAGCTGCTTTGCTGGGTTTAAATGGTACCCCATTATTACATGGGCT